GAACTTTCTTCCAAGTTGGATGATTCGTCCAAATTGGAGAAGCCGTATACATTGCCACCTGTAAATCCTCGCTTGCGTTTCGTTATCAGCCCGCGCAATTCAAGCTTGCCTGTGACCTTCGATACTTGGGTTTTGTCTGCTATGCCTGCACGCTCTGCGATGCTCTCAAGTGACGGCCAAACTGTGTTAGCGTTTTTATCTCTGAAAGAATACAGAGCCAGCAAAACGCGAAGCTCAAGCGCGGTCAAATCCAGCTTTAGCAGCTCAACAGGGAAAAAAGAAAATAATGCCATTATTGCCTCTCTCAGTTGTCCTCTCAGATAATAGATACACCACGCCCCTAGACCTGAGAGGGCGTCTACCAACGGGGATCAATCCGTTAGCGGGGCGGGTGCTGGCACAATATGCCTATTCCGAGAATACTACAGATAGAGTGCAAGTGCAACACTGTATGAATTAACAGTAAAAAAGTTTCTTTGGCGTGTTGACTTGTCGCATTGTTATAGTATGATGGCCGAATCAACAAAGGGGAACACCATGAAGCCACCATCGCAAGAAGCGCGCCTGCTCGCGCACTTGCAGACGGGCGCACATATAACGCGCCTTGCTGCACTTACAGAGTTGGGAATCTTTGAGCTATCTGCGCGAATCAAGGCGTTAGAAGCGGCAGGGCATGTAATACAGCGTGAGACTGTAACAGTAACAAACCGCTGGGGAGAGAAAACACGCGTCAAGGAGTATTGGTTATGAGTGGTGCGGATAGGAATGGCTATATTCTAATTGGTGCGATGTCAGATTATGAGATTGCAGCGATTCGTGAACACTGGTTAACGCATACAGACAAAGAAATCGGTGAAATGTTGGGCAGGCCATGGTCTTCAATACGCAACTACCGCCGCGCTAATAACCTGACGAAGCCAACTCGTGGTGCGAAAAAAGGCAAGCCGCAGCCGCGCAGAGAAAAAACAGTGGGCGAGTTCAGCGCAACGATGCAATCTTTCATTAGCGGGAGGTTTTGATTATGGACATCGACATAGAAAAAGCGTTGACATTCATCCGCGACAACGCGCGAAAATACGCGGAGGCGAAAGGCGAGCGCGTGTATTTTGAGCAATTCCGCAAAAGCAAAAAAGCGTTGTTGATGCTTGAAGCTGAAAAGAATGGAGTGAAAACAGGACAGGAGCGAGAATCTTACGCATACTCGCATCCTGACTATCTGGCACTTTTAACCGCGTTACAGGTAGCGGTTGAGCGTGAAGAATACCTCAAACTAATGATTGCAGGATGCAACACAAAAATAGACTTGTGGCGCACCACGCAAGCAAATATGCGCTCAGAAAGGACGGCTTACGGCGCGTGATCTTGGAATAGGCAAAGTGCGGCGACAATAAAAAGAAGGAAAGATATGGGGTTAAGTGATTTTGATGCTATTTTTATGAAAAGAAAAACACACCACAGAACCAACACCATTAAAAAAATATATAGAAATTGGTCGAAATAAAAAAACGATGGACAATTCAGGAGTTAAAACAAATATGTCAGCAGTACAAATCAAATCCCTAGTGCGCGAAATATCCAACACAGTTGGCGAGCTGGAAAGCGCTGGAATCGAGTGCAAGCTATCTGTTATCTGGCTGGATATTGACAGCGTGCGCGTTGTTGTATCTGTAGCGTGCGAGGATTTGATGCTGATTGATGCCAGCTTGACTGGTACGCCAGACAGACCTGAGCTGCTAGTAGATTTGCGTGATTATCTAGTGCGCCTAGCCGCATCCGTTGGCGCTGTCAATACTGTATGAATTAACAGTAAAAATAATTTTAAAAATGGTTGCATCCAGTCATTGTTATAGTATGATGACCACATCAACAACGGAGATCGACATGAACATATCACCAGTAATAACAATAATCGGCGGTGAAGTTGTTACCGCAACACCTGCCCCTCGGGGAGGCTTTTGGATGGCTAAAATCCAAGGCGAGCGCGCTGCGTTCTTTGGCAAGACAGCAACCGAGGCGTTCTACAAGGCTCGCTTGTGGATCGTCGGCGACTATCAGGGGGTGGCGGCATGAGCATCAGCCGCGAGGTGCTGTTCAGCGCCTACAAGACAGAGATAAGCGCAGTCGTAAGCAAGGACGGCTACATCACCCTACGCGACGACGGCAAAACCATCAGCGAGTTGGCGCTGATACCGGCGGCCGAAGCCAAGCGCGTAATCGAAATACTTGAAGCGGCTATTGCCGAAGCCTTGGAAGTGCGGGGTGAAGCATGATCGAAGCCAGAGTGTGCGGCATCCCATGCCTGCTTGATGTCACTTACAGCTCTTACTGCGCTCCGCGCGGCAAATGGGCTGACAGCCGCGATGAATGTTACGGCTGGGACGAAATAGATTTTGAACTCTACGACCGTCGTGGTCGCCGCGCAGAATGGCTTGAAAGAAAAATGACCGACGAAGATTTTGCAAACGCGGTTAAACAAATCAAAGAAGCACAGGAGCATGATTATGACTAATGCAATCAAAACCACTGAAACACAAACACGCGCCGAACTGATTAGCGTGTTAGAAAATTCGCTTTATCCGGGAGCAAAAAAGGAAAGTATTGAAATGGTGCTGGGTTACTGCCAAGCGGCAGGGCTTGATCCTATGCAGAAGCCTGTGCATATCGTACCTATTTGGGACGGCAAAGCTGGCGTTATGCGTGACGTGGTGATGCCTGGAATAAATCTCTATCGCATACAAGCATCACGATCAGGCGAATGCGCAGGAGTTTCCGAGCCTGAGTTCGGTGAAGATGTTGATGGAATTGTTGGTGGCGCAAAGATCGTCTACCCAAAATGGTGCAAGGTTACAGTTAAGCGCATGATGCCAAATGGCATTGTTGTTGACTTTACCGCCAAGGAATTGTGGGTGGAAAATTATGCACAGAAAGGCGGCAAAGATAAATCCGTAGCGCCCAACGCAATGTGGACAAAGCGCCCCTATGCGCAGCTTGCAAAATGTGCAGAAGCTCAGGCGTTCAGAAAAGCATTTCCAGAGCTTGCTGCCGCATACACGGCAGAAGAAATGGAAGGAAAGCAGATAAACGAGCAGGATTTTTCTGGTCAATCGAATCGAAATCCAGCCTACGTTTCGTTCGAAAACGAGCATTTACAAAACATGCGCGATGCAGCGATGGATGGTATGGATGCTCTTTCATCAGCATTTAATGCGCTGCCGAAATCTGAATTAAAAACGCAATTTTGGGCAGAGCATGGAACCGCATTAAAAAAATGCGCAGAGGATGCTGTTGTGATTGCGGGTGAGGCTCAGAATGGATAATCAGCGCACCGAGGAATGGTACGCCGCACGGCTTGGCAAAGTTACTGCTAGTCGCGTTGCTGATGTGATGGCTAAAACCAAAACAGGTTACTCGACTAGCCGACAAAACTACATGATGCAGTTGTTGTGCGAGCGACTGACAGGGAAAAAAGAGGAATCATATAGCAGCGCCGCGATGCAGCGCGGCACAGAAATGGAGCCGATTGCTCGGGCTGTATATGAAGCCGAAAAAGGTTTATTTGTTGTCGAGACTGGGTTAGTAGACCACGAAGAAATTAAAAACTTTGGTGCTTCACCGGATGGTCTGGTCGGTGATGATGGTCTAATCGAGATTAAATGCCCCAACACTGCTACGCACGTTGATTTTTTGCGCACAGGAAAACCGGACAACAAGTATCAGTGGCAAATGCTGGCGCAAATGGCTTGCACTGGCAGGGATTGGTGCGACTTTGTTAGCTTTGATGATCGACTGCCAGAGCCTTTGCAATTTTATTGCATCCGTTTTTATCGTGACGATTGCAGAATTAAAGAAATGCTGACAGAGATACAAAAGTTCCTTGAGGAATTGGATTTATTAGAAAAAGAAATGCAATCAAGAATGGTGGCGGCATAACATCCTCGGTAAGGCCGCGCGAAGCGTCGAGCCTTCACCGAGTAGTTGGGTTTCAAGGGGATTGATTGTGCTGGTAGAAGTTGATCTGCAAGGCATTACTGGTGAAGGCATTACGCTGCCGCGATTCACAGTGGAAATACCACAAGACATGCTTATGAAAATTGGGCGGCTAATTGCTTTGCAGAAAGGAATGATGCCAGACAATGCCGTTGATATTTTTCCGGTAGCAATGAAGTTTGTCACTGGCGAAACCTAACGCTGAAGCTAAAGGGCGAGGCCGACAGGCCGAGTCCAGTGAGCAAAGCGAACGATTTTGAGCGACTTGTTATGCGTAATTGGTGGTGATATGACAGAAGAAGAATGGCAGGACGAGGTAAGAAGGCGCGATGAAATTATTGATGCCAACAAAGGCATTGAACTTGATTTTCTTTATGCCGATGCAAAGTTGCAGGCGATTAAGTGCATTATCGAAAGTTCGGCAAGCGAAAGAGAAAAACTGAAAATGGCTAGAGCGTTGATTATTTACGCATGACATATAACGGATTAGTTAAAGGGCGGCGACCATAGGGAGCTGTCCAGCCTGCAAAGCAGGCGACTTTGAACGATTTGTTATATGACAACAAGAGTAAGTTGCAATGAAAGTATTGATTGCGTGTGAATATAGTGGCGTATCAAGGCGAGCATTTGAGGCGCTAGGGCATGATGTTTGGAGTGCTGATTTTGAACCGGCAGAAGATGGGGCGGCGAACCACTACCAGGGCGATGTTTTTGACCTGATAGAAAAACAGCATTTTGATTTGATGGTGGCGCACCCACCTTGCACTGATATAGCTGTTAGCGGAGCGGCGTGGTTCAAAGAAAAAATTGCAGATGGCAGGCAGCAAGCCGCACTCGATTTTGTGCGGCGGTTAATGGATGCGCCGATTGAACGAATAGCGATTGAAAACCCAGTGAGCGTGATTAGCAGCAAGATACGCAAGCCAGACCAGATTATTCAGCCGTGGATGTTTGGACACATGGAGCAAAAAGCCACATGCTTGTGGTTGAAAAAACTGCCGAAGCTGACAGAAACGAAAAATGTTAAGGCTGAAATGATGCTTTTGCCGAAGCGAGAGAGAGAGAGATTGCACTACTTGCCACCATCACCGACGCGGTGGAAAGAAAGAAGTAGAACCTATCCAGGAATTGCGGCAGCGTGGGCGGCACAATGGGGCGGCCTTGTCTCATAACCCAGAGCTAACCGGCTAGTCCGGTTGAGCGAGTTGTTATGCGTAATTTGACTAACGGAGGAAATATGAACCACAAGCGAGGAAGACCAAAGAACCGCAGAGCCGGATGCCTGATGTGCAAGCCGCACAAGATGAATGGCGCTGGCGGCTTGAAAAGCAAGATACACAAGACAGGCTTTGGAAATGTTCGCAAAGACAAAGGTACAGAGCGCGACATGGTAGAACATGACGCATAACCTTGCCATAAGCGGCGAGTGAAACGAGTCCGATTCATGGCGTTGTTATACGGCACTGGGAGGAGTATGAAACATTTAGATTTATTTAGCGGTATAGGCGGGTTTGCATTGGCTGCACAGTGGGCTGGAATTGAGACTGTGGCCTTTTGCGAGATAGACAAGTCTTGCCATAAAGTTTTGAATAAAAACTTCCCGGGCATCCCAATTCACGATGACATTAAAACCTTGAACGGAGAAAACTATGCAGGAATCGACATCATTACAGGCGGCTACCCATGCCAGCCATTTAGCACAGCAGGAAAGCGAAAAGGCGCAGATGATCCCCGCCACCTATGGCCTGAAATGTTTAGAATTATTAGACAAGCAAGACCCACTTGGGTTGTGTGTGAAAATGTTGCTGGGCACGTCAGTATGGGCCTCGACAAGGTGCTTTCTGACATGGAAGGAATCAACTACACCGGACAACCGATTATTATTCCAGCTTGTGCAAAAGACGCGCCACACGAACGAAAGCGGGTGTGGATTGTTTTCCACGCCGACAGCGTTAATGCCGCTGGAATCGAGCGACCCATCGGAGAGAATTTTCAAGTTGAAAAGTGGGCGGCTACGCAAAGCGAGCAAGAAAGGAACTACAGGTTCGTTGAACTGGAGCCAAGAGCGATTACACCTAGGGGAGATTCCTACGCCGGAGCTTTGCGAATCCTGGATGGGATACCCAATAGGGTGGACAGATGTAAGTCACTCGGAAACGCAATAGTGCCGCAAGTGGCTTATGAGATACTGCGGTGCATTCGTGCCGTATAACACCGGAGGTAACAGGCGAATGAGCGACAGCGAAATGAGACCAGCGAGTAAAACGAGCGATGTTCACCGACTTGTTATATGCGTTGATGTTGAGGAATGTGTTTGCGGTAATGTTGGCTACTTTGTAGTGCGTGATGGCGATGGTGAACCAATGCAAGAACAATGCAGGTTTTGCTACACAACTCCGTGGAGTGTTTTCAATGTTGCGGCAATAAAACATGCGTATGAACACAGAAACGATACAGCTGAACCACTAGATGAGAATGTGCCGTTTTAGGCATATAACACCTGAATTAAGCCGCTGCGCTGCGGCAGACACAAAACACGATCAAGCCACGAAGCGCAGTCGGCTTGAATGAATTGTTAGGTGCTTTCTTATGACTCAAGTTCCGTTCGTCCACAGCAATTTTGAGCGAGTCCCGAATGACTTTTATCCCACGATTGACAGCCGTTGCGTTTTTGGCTTTCTCGAACACTTTACGCCCGATGGTTTATGCGTTGATGTGTGCGCTCCAGAAGGTAGCGGAATTGTGGATACCCTGAAAGAGTGTGGTCACAATGCCGCTGGACTTCCTGACGCTTTCGCAGAGAATATCACGGCGCAATGGATCATCACAAACACACCGTACACACGTGGGTTAGTTGATGAAATTATCTACCGCCAAATAAAGCGAGTTGAAAGCGGAGAAGTTTTCGGGCTTGCTTGTTTACTTCGTTCAAATTTCAGTTTTGCCAAAAGTAGAACGCCGATGTTTAGAGATAACCCGCTTTACTTTGGAAAGATTGAATTGCTATTTCGCCCCTGGTGGAGTGAGAGCAGGGAAGCGCAACCAATCCATAATTACGTTTGGCAAGTGTGGAGTGCAAACGCATCCCGTCCAGTAGTCCTCTTTTCCAATGGCACGCACCCAACCCCTGAATTAAGCCGCGCCGCGAAGCGGCTTCGGCTTGAATGAATTGTTATATGGCACCGGAGGATACATGAGCATCAAAACGATACGAACCAATTTCTCGCAGTTCAGCGATGAATTGCTGGTCAAGGTTGACAGCGGCGGCGCATCAATCACGTTAGAAATCGGACAGCGGGAGCTTAGGGAGTTTGCCAGAAGCCTGCTCGATGTTGCCGACGACTGCTTGCGAAAGTTGCAGGACAAGACAGAAGAAGACGAGCAGGCGATGATTATGGTGCGCGACGCACTTGATGCTGCCAGTGCCATATAACACCGGAGGTAACAGGCGAATGAGCGACAGCGAAATGAGACCAGCGAGTAAAACGAGCGATGTTCACCGACTTGTTAGGCGTGAACTATGAGGGTAAAGCATGGGCAGCGCATTTGAAGTATCAATACCGGAAATACACTGGCATCACATTAGTAACGCACCAAAAACAGGTCGTGTAATTTTTATTCGTGATGGATTTGGTCATGTTGATTTGGCTAAGTGGTCTAATGAAGAATGGACTACGGAGTTTGGTGTGTGCGATGAACCTACGCACTTTTCGTATGTGTCGATTGTTGACGCATAACTATGTGCATAACGCGCAAGTACCCA